GAGATATCTGACTTGAGTTTAGGCATCTCTTGAATTACTTCCTCTGACTCTTCGACAGTTTCTTCAACTTGATCTACTTGGTCTTCCATTTCGGTTTCCTCCATTTTGGTTTTGGATGTATAAGGTTCAGCTGGAGTTTTAGCACTCTTTGCATCACCTTTCGCTTTAAGTGTATTACTTGAACCAGTAGTAGGTGCTTTTTGCATATTTTCTGGTTCTTGTTTTAGTTTCATGGTAGTCTTGGTAGCACTTGGTGCTTTAGCACTTACCCCTGTAGGTTTTGCTGTTGCCTCAACCACTTCTTCCATCTCTTTATTGAGTTCATCAGACATATAAAGTCTCCTGAGTAAATTTGTTAATTATATTTATAAAATTAGAGTTTTGAAAGAAACATTTCAAAGGCCTCAGCCTGTTTATTAGCGGAAGCAACTCTATGAATCCTTGCAACTTCTTCTTCTCTAAGAATACCATTGTCCCAAACCCATTCTTTGCCTTCCATTATTCCTTCCACAAACGCCTTTGGTGCTGATGGATCAGCAACGATATCTCCTGCTGTTGCAAGATAAAAATCGTCTTTGACATAGTTGGTCTGACCCCGTTTTTCAAGTGTTCCCATTCCTCTACTAGAGACTCCAAGTTTTGCACCTGCATTAATCAATTCTTGAACAATCTTCCCATTAGGAGTATCAAGAATCTTTGCTTTCCCGATGATATCTTTACCTTCGGGTACAAGTTCCTCAATCATGTGAGAAACCCTATCCAAATTGACAGTCGGCCCATCTGGATGACCTAGTTCGCCGAATGCCCGTTTGGTTTCGACTAATTCTTTGTTATAACGATTTACTTCTTTGTGTAGAACATCAAGAGGATATACTCGACCATTACGATTCTTCGTTTCAGCCTGCATAAAGACCCCTTTGATTTTCATATTCTTACCTTTACCTTCAGTAAGAATCTCAAAGTCATCGTACATTTCTGTGATTAATTTCATATTACCCCTTAGTATGTTTTACGAACAATTACAACAAAAAAAGAATCACCACCAGCAACAGTAATTCCAATATCATTTGTATTTGTTCCTTGTAGACAAGTTCCTGCAGCCCCCAAGTTCCAGTGTCCTGTTCCTGTGAACGCATGAATAGCAGTACCACCTCTGTCAATTGTTACTGTTCCTGCTGTTTGCCAAAAAATTTCAACTATCTTAGCAGCAACTGGTGTAGCCTCATCTGCGTGTTTCAGATTAGCGAAAGAGATAGCATCATTAGTAGTATCACCTTGGATTGTACTTACACCGATGCGATTTGTGATTGTTGTAGCCATTTGTTATCCTAAATTGAGAGCATTTCTTTGTCGAAATAACTCATTATATCTGAATCCTTGACTCCATATTTCTTTGCAATTTTTTTGACTGTCTTTTCAAATGAAGACATAAAATTACTTGGATTGGATTCTAAAGTGGTAAACACATCGTCAACTGCCTTCTTCATTTTAGGAGTAAGTTTTTTATACTCGGCAGATTTTTTGTGTTCATCCTTTTCTAAAAATTGATGAAACTCACTAAACTTCTTCACTCTCAACCTCAACATCGTCTGTAGAAACGTGCTGTTGAACCAAAGAGTTTGCAACTTGTACTCTTTTTAGATCTAATGCACTTCCTACCTTGTGAGAGATAACATCTTTAAATGCACTTTCAGCCTCTAGTTTGTTGTCACTTACTAGGGCACTAATCATATTGGGTATACTCATAATTTATCTCCGTTTTGTATCATTTGAGTTTCTTCCTCACCTTGAGGAACTTCCTCTGGTGGTGGTTCTTCTTCTGGTGGAGCTCCCTCTGGTGGGGGTTCTTCATCTCCAACTGGTGGCGGTTCATCTTCAATTTGTTTGTTCATTTTCTTCATTTCCTCTTCTGACATTCGGAAAACGTGTCTTTGAACATACTCTTTTGAGAACCATTCGCCAATAAAAGGTTCTATTGTATTTAGTATATCTAATCGGTCACGCAAGAGATCCATGTCTCTCATCTCCGCATAATGACCATCTTTAAGATAAGAATATGTAATATTGTCTCTAATTGACGGCCAATCTTCTTCTGCAATAACACCCTTGAGTATTAATTGAGTCTTTAGAACATCATTAAAGAGAATATTGAATTTAGTTCTAAGTTTTTGAATAAACTTTGTAAACTTGACTTCATCTCTTGTAATCTCTGCACTCCTACCCATGCTGAATGTACTTTCAGCTTCAAGTCGAGATACAGGAATATTTAATGACCTGTATAATTTTTTCTGAAAATATACAATATCATCAATCTCACCAAGGTTTTGTCCGCCTGGAAGTGTGGTAATTTCTGTTCCCCTTCCACCTTCTCTACGAGGCAACCAAAAATCTTCCAACATACTCATGTGCTGTCTATCATCCCGAATCTCACCAGTTTGACTATTATAAACTAGTTTGTTTCGATAACGATTCATTACATCTTTGAGATATTGTTCTGCTTTTACTTTTGGGAGATTACCAACATCAATGTAAAATATCCTTCTTTCAGGAGCTCTTGAGATACGATAGATGACTACCGAATCCTCAATCATTCTGAGTTGGTTTACTGGTTTGATTGCTTTATGAAGGTAAGATATGACCATGTTCCGATTTGGATCATGCAATCCTGAAGTGCAGTGGGCCACAGAATCTTTTGTAATTTTGAATCCTCCGCTTCCATGTGCTTGATTCATTCCTTTTTCATTATAATGAAAATAATCTTCAATTACTTTAATATGTGGTGTACCTTTTTTACTTACTTCTTTGTCTATTTTTTTGACTCTTTTGATCTTCAATCCATCAATATAACGTAATTCTTGTATTCCTTTTTTAACATCATTTTCATCTACAATTTTATGATAATGTATTCTTCCATCAATATACCATCTTCTAAAAATGTCGTGTGCTTTATTATTAAAATCTAGGAGGCGGAGAATATGTTGAAACTCTTGACGAACTCTCGTTTTTATCTTGTTTGAATAGGGTAGGTCATCTGTGACAATATTGATACTTTCTCTTCCGGCTTCCATACAGATGCCTTCATTTACTATATCTTCTATTGCAAAATCACATTCGGGATGTTCAGACGTACTTCGATATCTACGAATAAGTTCATATTCGTTCTTTGCTGTACTATCTAAATCTAGAAACTCGCTGTAGAATCCAGCAGAAGTTGTTGCTCCGTCTTCAGGTTCAGGGAGAACAAAACTTGGTAGTTGTTCTCCCTTATCCTTTGAAGCTTTAGTAATTTGAAATCCAAATAACTGTGCCATAATACTCCGTATTTATTCACTTAGTAAATATTTATACGGATTCTTAACTGGTAGTATTTGATTCAAAAAACTGGTAGCGATAAGTTACTCCAAATTCCTCTACTGCATCATTGGTATCATACCCCAAGTCAATGTTATCCATTGTTACTGGGAATAATCCTCTGAAAGTATAGGATTTGATAACTGATCCAGCACGATCCAGTTGATCTACAAATGCATCAACTTGGTAATCGGATGGATTTTCCAAACCACTATTATCTGAAAGTGCATTGATTCCATTCATCCACCGCTCTAGAGCGTTACGAATTAAGAAATCAGTATCATTCATGATAGTGGTTGTCCATGTCTCAAAGGTACGATCACCAGCAATATACAGAAGGCGTCCTCTGAATGGAACTCCAACCTCACCTAATGTCTGGCCAGGTAAATTGGTTGATCTACAAAGAAAAGACATAACTCGTGTCTCTCCACCTGTAGCCGCATAGCCTGGAAAAGGCATTGTGACTTGGAATTGATTTGCACGAGCACCACCTCCTGCAAGAACTGCTTTAAAGTCGTTTATGTTTGCCATGATTATCTCCTTACGCTCCTACTACTTCACTGAACGCAACACCAGTTTTCGTGGCGATGAAATTCAGAGAAATAAAGTTAATAGACCGAGCAGGTTTGATGAAGATATCAGCGACAAACTCGTTACGATCAACAACTGAGCCTGGGTTGTTAGTCGAGTCACAAACCACTAAGAAGTCTGTAACACCCCTTCGACCCTGTACATCACGCAAGAAAGGTTCGACTTGATTTCTGAACCCGGCTCTTGTGAACTCATCATTGAACTCAAACAACTGAAATTTAGCAGCAGTCGAGATTGCTTTTTCAAGAGTGATAAACAATCTTCGTACATTGATTCTATCAAATGCACTTGGTTTCGACTGAGCAGTTTTGTCTCCAAAGAGAACTGTTCCTTGGCCTGGAAAAGAACAAACTGGATTCACTCTTGCTTTATAAAGAATGTCTCTGTTTGCCTTCTGAGGATTGTATGCAAGTTTAACTGCACCCCTCACTTGACCACGATTAAATCCGCCTGGACTGAACCATGAGTCTGCGACCAAATCTGTTCTTGCACAAAGACCAGCCATATCTCCGTTCAAAGGAACAAACCGATATGAGTCATTGTACTTGTCGTACATATATTTGTACCCACTGTCAAGAAATCCGTATGAACTAGAAGGCATCTTGTCCATGAATGTTTTGACATTCGATGTTTGAGTTACTTCACTTGTAACTCCAACTACAGCACTTGATGGTGGTGAAACAAATGCAACTGTATCTTTTCGATCAGTCGCCATATCAATCGCATTGATAGCATCTGTTCCGTTTGTTCCATCAATCTCTTTACCATTCATCAGAAGAGTAATTTCGACTGTCTCTGTATCTTTCATAAGATCAAATCCAGATTTCTTTTCTCCCGATGTGATTGCATAGTCATCAGCACCATTTACCAAACTTACAGTGTGAATACTCTCTGCTCCACTTGCACCAAAAATAGTTGTACTCTGAGCAAGAACAGTTCCACCATAACCAGTTCCAGCACCACCAGAAACATGATCCATGTTGTAAATGTATTGTGACTGATTGTAAAGAACATCACGATAGTAGTTTGTACTTCCGTCTGATTTCTTTGCATCAGACAATTTGGAAAGTCCTTCAAAGGTTTCCAAAACTGTGTTTGGGGCTCCTGAGATTGTTCCATCTTCGTCAATGACAACGATGTGTAATTCATCAGCAGTATTAACACCAGAACGATCTTTTACATAATCAGATGTGCCTGGAGCCGATGTGAATAAGTCATAAAATTCCCATCGTCTGCGAATATCTGTAGTATCAGCAATGACTCCTGTGCCTGGAGTACGAATACCACCTTCGGTATTTGCAGATCCAAATCTTTCAAAAGTCAGTGTATCAGAACTAATACCTGTTATTTTATATTCTCCACCATCAGCTTCTCCAAAGTTGATGATATCCCCAACATTGAATCCTGAACCACCACTATTGTCTACGACAACCTGTGTAGCTCCACCATCCAATGCAGTTTCTACTACTCCAGCAGTGTTTTCTCCACCACTGAATGTTTGTTCAAATTCAGCAGCACTTGGACATACAGAAATCTTTAAACTATTTCCCCATGCTCCAGCAGTTCTAGCATTGTAGAGTCCTGTGTCTGCTGATCCATCAGCATAATTATTAGTATAATCGTCAGTTGATTTAATCAAAATCGCTGTTTTTCCACTCTCGCAAGCATTCTTCAATGCACTTTCTGCTCTTACCACTCTTAATGCATTACTGTAACCCAAATAGTTAGCAGCACAAAACCAATCTTCAAATTGATTACTATCAGATTGAGGTTGTCCAAAGACAGAAACAAGTTCTTCTTCGGATGCAATTGCAGTAATTTCACCGACTGGCCCTTTTTGTGCAGCCATGACGATACCAGCAATAGATGTTGCGACAGCAGGAATTACGTTTGTTAAATCTTTTTCTTGTACCTGTACACCAGGCGAAACTTGAAACGCCATTCCATCTCCTTAAATTAGAAGTGTTATCCCCTATATTTAGACATTTGAGGTTCTTCAGAGGGGTTTTTATAACATAAATATGTTATTATGACCCATTACGAGAAGTATAAAGATACAATCAAAGAGGGAGTAAAAAAAGCAAGGAGAAAACGTGATATATGGATTAACGAATACTTGGCCAACAAGTCGTGTTTACACTGTGGGGAATCGGAAACGTGTGCCTTGGTCTTCTACCCTGACAACCAAGAAATCAGAATCATTTCAAGATCAAAAGGACTCAGAGAAAAACTCAGAGAGCCTATACTGGAAAAGATTAGGAAGAATAAGATTGTGTGTATGAATTGTAGAAGTAAGTTAGATAATGATATAGAGTTATCACCAATCCTCTAACCACTCACGATGAGATTCAACTACAGGAGAAAAAGTAGATCCATATTCATCAATTGTATGTCCTATCTTTTCACCATATTCATCATTAACTCCATCTAAAACAAAACCAAAAGGAGCCATATCTTGGTCTACAAGATCCTCTTTCTCTTTCCAGAGTTGTTGACGAATATCCATGTTGGTTAATTCTTTAAAATAAGTTTGGTCTGTCAACCAACCAAAAAGAACCATACACATTACTAAGTCATCAGTTGAACCTTCGTCTGCTTCATAGGATTGTCCCTTAGATACAAATGTAGTCAACTCTACAATAGTATCAAAATCTTGAATATAGATTTTGTCAGCTTCCAACATGGTTTTGAAATTAGAACA